AGCGGAGACGCTTCGCCGGATAATGTAAGACATATATCCGGGTGGACGGGAGCGAACGTGACACGGGCGGGGAAAAACCTGCTTAACCTAACTGCTGACAGCCCTGCTTATAGTATCAATACGTATTATGATGCCACAATAAAGCGTACACAACTGGAACCGGGAGCAATCTTTGTAGGCGTATCGTCCAACAACTATTGGATTGGCGAAACTGCTAATCGGTACATCATTGCAAAAGGAAACGGCTCAATATCTTATAGAACAAATGATGCATCTTATGGCTTTGGTGTGTGCGCAGAAGTAAAGCCACTTGCGGATTATACCGTATCAGCGGCAGGCTCCGGCTACTCAGTCAGAATTGCCTTGTACGGTCAGGATGGGTCTTGGATCAAAGCCATAAACAATAGTCAAACATTTACAACAACAGCGGATGCTAAGTATGCTTTGATTATTTTCTGCTGTACCAATGATACAAAGAATACAGATATTGCTGTCTTCGACATTCAACTTGAGCTTTCGTCTGTCAGCACAGATTATTCGGCTTATTCCGGTCAGACTATCAATGTAGAGTTTCCTTCCGAAGCCGGAACGGTGTACGGTGCAAAACTGGATGTTGTCAGCGGAGTGTTGACGGTTGACTCTGGATATACGATTTTTAACGGGTCTGAACAATGGGGTACATATAGCACTCACGGATTTCAAATTGATCTTCCCGATATGGCAAGGGGAAATAAGCAACATGGGCTGTGTAATAGATTTAAGGTTTTAAGTCCAAGTGATGGTTCAATTGCAACTGCGTTTGGGGTTGCTTTGGGATTAAACACAAAAGTCGCATACTTCGTAGGAATAACCACGAATATGGACGGCATAACCGATGTTGCAAGTTGGAAAGCGTGGCTTGCAGATAATAATGTAACCGTTATTTATCCTCTTGCCGATCCTATCGTCTATCATCTTACTCCACACGAAGTCCGCACCATTCTTGGACAGAATAACATCTTTGCAGATTGCGGTTCGATCGAATCTGTTGAGTATTCTGCGGACACTAAGCTCTATTCTGATTCTCACGCCGCACCCGTCCAAGACGTTCAGATCAATGGAGTTAGCGCCCTTGATGGGAACGGCGTGGCGAATGTGCCGTTAATGGCGCTAAATGTATCCGGTCTAATCCAATATAAACGTGGTTATGGTTTGCAGTTGATTGGCAACTATCTGCTTGTTGAAGCGGCTACGTTGGCAGTGCTAAAAGAGGGAACAAATGAGAGAAATGCAGTCACAGCACGCCATCAGCACGAATCAGCATTTTACGGCTTAGCCAAAGCCGCAGGAGATACCACACAGTCCGCTTCCTCCAATGCTGTCGGGAGTTATACGGATGAAGCAAAAGAAAAGATCAAGGCAATGATTGGCGTGGAGGAATGGCTAACCGTAGAATACTCCACAGATGATTTCGCAGATGGATTATTTCAAATTGATGCCGGAGAAGGATACGTGCTTGATGAGGTGCGGATGTACATGGTCTGTTCTACGGACACGGTTCTCGATGCAAACAAGACTCTCTTTGGGCGCTTTGCAAGCACTTCAGTATCATCAACGGTGCTTCAAGCGTTCCGACTCGTACTTAATACAAGCATCAAAACATTTGCCATGATGGCATGTATGAAGGCAATCAGCACAGGAACCTTCAATGCGGCAATGGGAGACGTTCTATACGGGACATCTAATAATCAAATAAGCGGATACGATCAAAGCATGAATCTGACTCAGCGCACAGGTCAAACTGTAAGCAACCCGGAATCCTCTTATCTTGATAATAGATACTTCACCGTCAATAACTGGTTTCCAAACGTAACATTTGGGAAGTGCGTAATCAACTATAAGCGCAGAAAACTGTGAGACGAAAGGAGAACAAACAATGAGAGCTATCTATGAAGTCAATGCTACACAGGTTGTCGTATCCGAAAACCATCCGGAGGGGGTTTACTCTGTGATGCCGGACTATCCAAAGTATTTCGACAGCCGGAATTATCCCGCCGCAGACGGGAATCCGAATGGCAATGCAGAAGATGCGCTGAATGCCGCAAAAGCTGAATATCATTTGAGGTTGTCCGCTATGTATGTTGGGAGCAAAGCCCGTGTGATGTCTACAGTTACTTTGACAAGAGCCAACGGGAGACAGATTGAGTGCGAGTCTATCGGTACATTTCCGGACATGACTCCGGCTCCCGAACCCACGCCGGAGGAGCAGGAACAGGCTGAATGATCTGCTATTAAAGGGTACTGCGGTTTCGCCACAGTAGAGGGAAGGTTTATGGGCGTGTAATATGTGCCAAGCTCCAACTTAGCAAAGACATTCCGCAATCATATTCAAATAATGCCTTTAAAGCATAGGAGAAATATTATGGACGAAACAGATATGAAGATTTTGAGGTTCGCTCTGAAATTATTGGATGTAGCTATCGAAGAACTCAACCATGATTTATACGGAGATATCAACGCAAACGCCGTCTATCACATGAAAGAGAATCTTGCGGAAAGCTTTGGCGTTGATTACAACGATCTTTGCTAAAACAATCACGCCTTTAAAGTACCCTATAGAGGCAAAACGAGTAACCGCAGACCCATCCGGTGGGGAAGGGTGAAAGCACCCGGCAATGGGAAGTCTGCGGTGTGATAGGGGATACGGGGGCGAGAATGACCTCGCTCCCTACCCCGGACAGGATGGAGGAACCATGAAAAGCTGTTATTACGAATGCCTTGTCGGAATAGAACCGGACAAGGACAGATGTAAAGAGTTGCATCCGAACGGCTGTGATGATTGCGACTGGTATCTCACCGATCCTGAACCGGGGGATTTTCCTGAGAAAGGTGAATATAGCACAGACGATCCGTTTTAAGGGGGTGGTAGCATGGTCAAAGCGGAGGACATAGCTCAAGCGGCACCCAATAAAGGCATACTGATATTCGTGAGGAAACAACCGTGTTCTGTATAATAACGTTTATAATTGGGCTGTTGGCGGGAGTGGCATTAACACTTGCCGCCTTTTTGATTGGGGAAGATGATTGAGCCGAAAGGCGGGGATACAAATGGGTTGGTGGCAAGATTTCAAAAAGAGGTGGAACAGCGGCATGCAAAAAGCAGGTGCTAACACAGGCATTTCCCGTGAATATAGGAGCGTTTTTGACCTAAACGGCGTGCCGTCTTTTCAGCAATTCTATGATTATGGCGTTTTCGTGTGGAAGTGGCTTTGGAAGGGGTTCTACAAAGCGTGGCACGTTATCCCCGCCCCCACGGTTGCAAACCCAAAGGCACAGCGGGAAATGTACCGGATGAACGTTGCTAAAGCAATTTGCTCCGAAATGGCGTCCCTTGTGTGGGGTGAGGAATGCACGGTCAACGTGAGCATTAACGGGCGAGAAAGTGACGATGAAAACCCCGACCCGTTAAACACGTTTGTGCAACACGTGCTTGATTGCAACGCTTTCCGGGAAAAGATGCAGGAAAGCATAGAAGAAGCGTGTGCCCTTGGCGGCAATGCCTTGAAGGTGTGGGCAGAGTCAAAGCACGATGCGAACGGCAATGAGGTTCCCGAAACACGGAAAATCATGATTGGCTATTGCATGGCAGACCAATTCGTCCCGCTTGCGTGGGACAACGCACGTGTTACGGAAGGGGTGTTTGTGTCACGTATAGCGAAAAACGGATATTATTACACCCGCCTTGAATGGCACAGGTGGAACGGCTTGACCTATGTGATAACGAACGAATTGTACCGGTCTGACATGCAAAAAGGCAAGACACCGGGCGAAAGTCAAGATATCCTTGGCGTCCGGTATCCCCTTGCGGAAATTTATCCGTACCTTGAGGAAGAAACGGAAGTGCCCGTTGAAGAAAGCCTGTTTTCATACTGGCGCACGCCGATTGCCAACAACCTTGATGACAACAGCCCGTTGGGCATGAGCATTTACGGCAACGCATTGGAAACGCTGCATGCGTTGGATATTTGCTATGACAGCTTTGTCCGGGAGTTCCGGCTTGGCAAAAAGCGCATCATTGTTCCTGCCCGTGCTGTGCGCAGCGTGGTTGATCCGCTAACGGGCACGCTTGTGCGCTACTTCGATGCAAACGATGAAACATATGAAGCCCTTGCAAGTGACACGCCGGATGACCTTAAAATACAGGACAACAGCGTAGAACTCCGGGTGGAAGAACACGTTGCGGCAATCAATGCTTTCCTGTCAATCCTGTGTTTGCAGACAGGCTTTTCAGCGGGTACATTTACGTTCGACCAACACACGGGCTTGAAGACCGCAACAGAGGTTGTTTCCGAAAACTCAAAGACATACAAAACAATCAAAACGTTGCAGAACCAACTCCGCCCGGCAATCGAACACCTTGTGCGCAACATTATTGATGTTGCCATCCTGTACAGCATGACGGACGAAAACGGGCAAACCGTGGAAAGCCTTGCCGCACCGGGCTACAACGTTCAAATAACGTTTGATGATGGTATCACGCAGGACAGGCAGACCAACATCAACGAAGGGGTTATGCTTGTTGGTGCGGGTATCCTGTCAAAGTACACCTTCCTAACGGATGCGAAGTACGGGCAAGGATTGACGCCGGAGCAAGCGGAAGAGGAACTTGCAAGAGTCAAGCAAGAAGGCGCAGCGGGCAACGTTGACCCGCTTGCAATCTTCGGGACGGCAGAATAAGGGGGTAAACCATGCGCCCCGCATTTATTGATGCAATGTCGTGGGAGATGGCAGAGGTTTACGGGGCTGTCACAGATCAAATATTGATAAACCTTGCCCATTATTTCCCATACTATGACGCACGCAATTTCCCCCGTTCGTCAATCACGTATCAAGCGGACATGTTGGCGCAAATGGGGCAGGTCAACAAGGAAACAATGGCAATCATCCGGCGCAACCTTGTTGGCGTTGACAAGTATTTGAACGCCGCATTGGAGCAGGTCATAATTGACAGCGTGCAAGCGGTAAACCCGGAGTTGTGGAAGGCTGTCAAAAAGGGCATTTTCATGCCGCCGCAAACCCCGGTTGTATCCCCCAACCAATACCGGGCGTTCAATCTGTACTATACGCAAGCGGCGAACAAACTGAACCTTGTGAACACGGTCATGCTTGAGAGTACACAAGCGGCATACCGGGCAACGGTTGCAGATATTGCCGCACGGGTACAGGCAACGCAAACCGCCCTTGACATTGGTGCGGGTGAGGTTGTCACGGGCGTTTCGTCATGGAACACGGCAACGGCGCACGCAATCAAGCGTTTGCAACAGAACGGAATCACGGGCTTTATTGACCACGGGGGACACAGATGGAGTGCGGAAGCGTATGTTGCAATGGATATCCGCACAACCATGTTCAACACAGGGCGTGCGGCTGTTTGGGAAACAAATCAAAACTTCGGCAATGACCTGTACCAAGTGAGTTACCACAACGGCGCACGCCCGCTGTGTTACCCTTGGCAAAGCAAGGTCATATCAAGCACAGACAATGCCCGTGTTGTTGCTGACCTTGACGGATACGAAGTGCAGGTGTACGCACAGAGCGAAACAAGCTACGGCGAACCCGCCGGGTTGTTTGGTATCAATTGCAAGCACTACCCTACCCCGTTCATCCCCGGCGTTTCCCTTGTCCGTGAGGGCGGGCAAAGCGAAGAGGAAAACGCAAAGACCTACGAAGAAAGCCAACAGCAACGGGGGCTTGAGCGCAAAATCCGTGAGGAAAAGCGGGATTTGCTGATGCTGAAGGCGCAAAATGCGCCGGATGAGTTGATAAAGGCACAGCGGGCAAAGATACGGCAAACGGATGATGACATTGACGCTTTTTGTGATGCAACCGGGCGTGCAAGGCGGCAAAACCGGGAAGCCGTGTACACAAAGCGGGAGTTCCCTTCGTCAAAAACCTATGATGTTTCCTTGTTTGAGCAACAGCAAAAGGAAATGATTGAAGGGTTCTATTCCGTTGGCGGCGCACAGGTTGAGTTCAGCAACACACCGGGCATGACCACGAATGTTCCGCTTGTGCCGAAGCCAAGACCAACCGCACCGCCCCCGCAACCAACG